GCATCACCCCATCCACTAAACTCTGATGCGTTGGTAACTGTGTCACTTGATGAATGTGCTTGACCATTGGATGTACCAGTGGTTGCTGTACCTTTTGCACCTCTAGTAATACCTAAAAACTGTGTTGAACTTGTTGATGTGTATGTAATTAATTCATTAGCTATTGCAATAGTTCCTGCAGAAGGAAATCCTGTTGTGCTCACAACTGTAACCGCGGTCCCCGTTCCACCTGTACCTGCTGTATCAGCATTTAAACTACCATTCAAAGTTGTTGTTTGTGCACCTTGTACAGTTCCACCATATTGACTAATACCATAACCATAACCATAAGTTTGAGCAGCTGGACCTATTCTTTCATAAGGTTTTATATCTACACTACCACCTGATGCAGCAGAACCAGAACTTGTAAAAGTTATAGTAAAAGTATTTGCAGTTGGAGTAGAAATAACTTGAAACAATTTATCTTCAAAGTCTGATGCATTTAACCCTGTACCACCTGGTA